GTTACTGTTGCATCGCGTCCAATAGCTATCTTTCCCCACTGCAGAATAAGCCCGTTCGCAAATTTAACGTATCCATTCTGTTGCAGCAGGGCTGCTACAATGCCGTTATTTGTATCCTGCGTATTAATGCTAAATTTTGTATTATCCTTTTTTGTAAACGTAATTGTCTTACCGCTTACGCTTGCGTCAATGATAGCCCCTAAGATACCGAGATTACTCAATGCGCTAGTAGCATTATCCGCACCTGTACCACCTTCCGCAATCGCCAAAATTGGATTTTCGCCAGCGGTCACATGGCCGAGAGCATCTACAGTTACTTTGCGATAACTGCCTGCTGTTACACCGCTGGCAGGATGTGTATATTCCTTGACGTTGACATTGCCCTTGCTATCAACACCAACGCCATTAACAGTTTTGACATATCCTTTTTTTATGTTGGCTATATCATCAATGTTGGTTTTAATGGCTGCATCAATGATATCGGCATTTTCATTTAGTGCCATTATGTCAGCCACATTGTCATAACCTGGCTTATTCAAATTCAAATTTGTGGTTTTTGGTAACCCTTGAAAATCGCTCATATTAGCCCTCCTTTAATCTCTTCACATCCAACCACGAACCATTATCCTTATGCTGTCTCCACGAACCATAATCCTTAGCTTGTCCCCAAGTAAGCCATAAGAAGGTATAAAATATAGCCAGATGCGCAGGTTTGGTATCTTCTAAAACATCTTTTAAGGCCTGTATGTCGTCAGGAACACCAATGGGAGATATAAATTTAACGTGTATACGACCTCCGATAAACTCCAGCGCCGTTGTACCATATTTCCAACTGTTGGCGACTTCTTGCAGGAGCATTATATCAATTTTACCGGTGCCAACCCATCGAGCACGGATAACAGCCCTGCGAGCATCAAGACTCTGTCCTGCTGCAGGAGTAATGCCAAGCTCACGCTCATAATACTTGATAGCTCTTTCTGTAGCTGTGTCGAAAAAAATGTTATTGTAGATTTCATCTACTGCTGCAGATAAAGTATCAAGATTCAGCCCCACGCTTTTGAAAAGCTCATTTATCCATTTATCTTTCCTGTACAGCTGATGCAGTGTTTTGATGCAATATTCTTTGCTTCTAAACATTTAAGGTCACGCCCCTCAACACTGCTACATTTTTATCAGGCACAGGCACCCTATCGGTGCTCCCATTAACCTGTAGCCCATAATAATCACTTACGCCCTCTGTACCTATGATAATATTGCCAATTTTAGCCGTTGACACATATTCGGTATTCAGAGCCACACTGGCCAGATATTTTTTGATGGCGATTTCAACGTTGGCTTTAATAATATCAGCCTGTACCGTGTTGTCCAAAATAATGGTGGCTATCACATCAATGTTTAACCCTGCTGCTGCAGTTACTGTACAATACGCTCCGATTGGTGCTTCTCCTAAGCCTGTACCTGCACTGTCAGGATCTATATAATCTTGGCAGCGCTTAACGGTTTCAACGTTGGGTACAACGCCGTTATCATCAACGATGACAACTTGTACAGTGTTGTCCCCTTGCCAAAGCGGATACACCTTACAATCTCCCACGCCTTCTACTTCGCGCGCCCACCGTCTGTAATGTGCGACGTTTCCGCTAGTAGCAGGCTCTCTCAGCGCCTCGTAATATCTTTCTCGCAGGCTATCATCATCTTCTGCATCATATCCATCCACAGTAGGACTATCATTTGTAATTTTTGCGATACCTTGGATGGTTACAGGCATCTCAATAATAGTATCTGCTGCCACATTACCGATACCACCAGCATTGATAGCCTGTACAGCGACTTTATCACCGTCCTTAACCGCCTTGTCCTCAGTAGCAATAAACTCTACACCGCCGGAAGTGCTGAATACATCACCTATACTGACAATGCCTTCACCTCTCACAATATTTACAAATCCTACCGAGTACGTAGCTTCTTTGCGCTTCAGGCCTTTGCGTTGGTACACGAAGCGTTCCAGGTCAGCCCCGGTAAGATTATCTACATCCTGCAGATAGTCAATCATGAACACCTTGTCCCACACACGCTTGATTCCGAACGCTGCAGCTTTCAAGATGTCCCATGTAGGGAAGCCCTCGGTTTTCTGATATGTGTCAGACACTTGTCCTAAAAGCTCTTTATGGACCTTATCGACAGTTGTCGATTTTAATTCACTCGACATTGATAACTACCTCCTCTCCTGTGTTCGTCTTAACTGTGAAGGAAAACGTTCCCTTATTGAAATCCCAATTGCTGACAGATACAACATCAGGGCACTGCGTCAGTATACCTTCGTTGATACGCCGCATAATTTCAGCTACCTGATATCCTCTTGGTAACCTGTAACCCAAAAGGCCTCTGGTATCGACTCCAAATGATTCGGTGTATATCGCATATTTACTGATTTCAGTCCGGATGTACAGTTCAATCCATTGTTTGATTGCATCAATCTTGCCCGGCTCAACTAGCTTGCCATCATTAACAACGAATTCATTTTTCTCGTAATCAAAAGCAATGCTACGGCCGATCGTGCCTTGAAGCTGCCCATCATCCGACGTATCGGCCTGCAGTGGAACATCAAAATCAACATCACTAGGAAACATCAGCTCACCCCTCTCAGAATATCGACAATAAAGAAGTGCTGTTCGCTTTGGTCCGGAACAACCATAACATAATCCCCAACCTTCCACACTTCATTCAAATGCACCCTGCCGCTTGCCTCAATATCGCCATTCGCAGAGTACGAACCGCCGCCATGCGTACAGGAAACAGATATATTGCCGCTTTGGCTTTGATTGGCAACGTAATCACGGAAGGTTGTTTCACGCTCCAGAATCTGATTGCAGATATAAATCTGCTCTGCCTGCAGCATAAACTTGCCGTCCTGTATGCTGATGATTACCGGAGCAAGGCTTTCGACTTTACCTATACAGGCTCCCAGAGGCTTCGGGTTATCCCTATCCTTGAAAAGCTCTGCCAATTTATATTCCCAATTCTCCATCAGCTACACCTCCAGCTCCAGCTCCATGATATGATTGAAGCCGTCATACCTATGTACGCAATTTCTGACCAGAAACGCGCCTACAAGATTGATATCCGGCTGATTGAATACGAGAATTCGCCCTGATCGCACTGCATCATCTCCGAACAGAGTGATTTTGAATGAGCGCTTAACCTTGTTCAGCTCTTTCAGCTTCTTCTTAGCTATGTTCATAGCCTGCGAATTATTCTTATCGTCAATCTTTTCCACCCTTGTCAGCAATCCATATTTCGTAACTGCTTCGCTGTCCTCAGCTGTAGCACGAATAGTAGCGTTCTTTTCACAGCTAGATGCTATAAGAACTCGCGTGGCCATCTCTTCGATGGAATAAGTTGACCGGAATGAACCAGGAACATCAGCAGGATTGAATCCGCTGCCGGCAGCAGGCTGATAATACGCATCTACAATCAAATCTGCATATTCTTCTATGAACAGCTTATTTTCGCGGACTTCCAACCGATATTTCTTACCTGTCTCATTTTCGCCCATGGTAATCAAATCTCTGATAATATCAGAAATTTTACTGCTATTGTAAATTTTTCTTACATTCGCAGATATATCGGCAACAGCACCTACGGGAATACCATTTTCACCACAAAGCTTTTGGATTGCAGCGCTGGCGCTAATATCATTAAATTGGATAATAGCTTCAGACTTATTCAGATAAAAGCCATAATCATAGGCTTTGTAAGTGTATTCGGAAAGACTGCTGCGTTCATAGCTAACTACTATCCCGCTAAATATCTGCTCTCCATCGCTGAAAAGCGTCAACTTTGTTCCTATAGGCAGCTCTCTGCCTTTGGCATTTCTGTCCAGCGGATTGCTGAGCAGTTTAAAGTCAAAGCTCATACCTAATGCTCTTATGTTATCAGCTCTGCTATAAGCCCCTGTATAAGCCGTGATATCCTGCCACGTATCATTTATGTTAGCCATTAACATAATCATGATACAAGACCTCCTAGCGGGCTCACTGAGCGATATTCCAGAAGCTCCATACGATAATGATAGTCCTTTACATTATCGATATAGTATTCAAAGCTATTGATAAGGCAAGCCATATTCAGATATACAGAGCCGTCGGAATAGGCGATGACAATGCGTGCAGCATTATTTTCGGCCCTGCATTGGTTAATAAAATTGATAACCTCAGCTGCTGTGCTTCCCAACGGATTGGCATATGGATATTTGCTGACATCTACAGGCAGCAGACCTTTTAGCGATACCTTACGCAGTCCCAGCGTACCCATTACGCTCATCGTGCCAAGTACGCTTTCAAATGTTTCGTTGTTCTGAGGATTGCTGACTTCCGGCAGGTCAGCGGGGACGATTGGCAGAACAATGGTACCGTTATCAGCTGAGATGACAATGCTTGCTTTACTGCCGGCACTCATCTTAGCTGTAATCAATCGGCTCACGATCATATTAAGAATACTGCTCACTGTTCCACCTCCCTACACATTACCCAACGCAGCGATTAAACGTGTGCTGATTGAATTACCGCATTCATTGTAAAATTCCTCATTGCCTATAACATTACCGGCAACAGAAAGATTAATGGTTATGTTAGGCTGTCTGTTTACAGCCTGTTTAGCCAAATCATGCGGCACAATCTGAGAACCGGAAGGCAGGTTGATAAGCTCGCCCCTGTTGCCTTCATTTACGTAGGTCCTGCCGCCGCTGAAATAGCTCGTACCTAAAGCATTATGCTTTTCAGTATCACTACCACCAAAAATTTTATTGCCAAAGCTTTTGAAGCCTTCGCTTATAGCACGTACTTTGTCGGCAATCGGTGAAATGATACTCATAAACTTATCACGGAGCCACGCCCCGAACTGCTTGAATTTCTCCCACGCTGTACCCAGCACGGCAGTAACTTTATCCCAGTTCTGCCATAGCAGAATCAAGCCTGCAACAACTGCTGCTATAGCTGCGGCAATCCAAAACAAAGGATTCACCGCCATAACTGCATTACAAATAGCAGTTGCCACGCTTACGCCTTCTAGCGCCGTGGTAACAGCCTGAAGCATTGCAGCAACCTTGAATGCAGCAAAGCCAGCACCAATACCGCCCAACATAGCGATAACGGTATCACCATTATCAACTAACCACGTAAACAAGCCGATAGCTACCGGCAAAGCAACAATAAGGCCATCAGCCAATGCTTTGACAAGCACACCAACAGATTCGCCCAAGCGGTCAAAACTACCGGCCAGCTCGCCATTAGTAATAGACTTGTTTAAATCTCCCAAGCTCCCGTTTACATCAGCAAATGCTTTTGTAAGCGGTTTTTTAAACTTATCATAGATTGATATACCTATAGATTCAGTTACCGATTGAAACTGTTTAATTTGGCCTTTAAGATTGGCGTTCATAGTTTTTGCCATGCCAGCTGCTGCTCCGTTAGATTCACGTATGGCCTTTGATAATTTATTGAAATCATCATCAGACGCGTTGACCAACGCCAAGAATCCGCTCATAGCCTCCTGACCTGCCATCATGGAAGCGTATTCAGCTTTTTCCGAATCAGACAATTTACTGAAAGCCTTGCGCAAATCTGCTAACGTTGTATTCAGCGGTTTAACGCTGCCATCAGCATTCTTTACACTGATGCCTAATTTGCTCATAGCATCTGCTGCTTCCTTCGGAGGCTTGATTAACCTGGTAAAGGTTGACCTTAAAGCAGTACCGGCCTGCTCGCCTTTAATGCCGGCATTAGCCATCAGACCAATCGCCAGCGCCACATCCTCAACGCTGTATTTAAGAGAGCCAGCCAACGGAGCTACATATTTGAATGTATATCCCATAAGCCCGACATTAGTATTCGCATTGCTGGATGCAGCTGCCAACACATCAGCAAATCTTCCGGAATCTTGTGCGGACATGCCGAACGCAGTCAGCGCATCGGTCACAATATCTGATACACTGGCCAAGTCTTCGCCAGAAGCTGCAGCAAGGTCCATAATACCTTTGATACCGTTCAGCATATCCGTATCTTTCCAGCCGGCCATTGCCATGTATTGCATAGCCTGAGCTGCTTCTGACGCGCTGAACTGCGTTGTAGCACCCATTTCTTTAGCTTTAGCAGTCAGCGCATCTAATGAAGTGCCCGACGCACCAGAAATAGCCTGCACCTTGCTCATGGCTGCTTCAAAATCAGCTCCGACCTTTATGCTGTACCCGCTCAAAGCAGTAATTGCACCGGTTAAAGCACCGCCGGCATATTTTGCCAAAGAGCCTAATGCCGTAGCTCCATCACGGCCAAATCTTACAAGAGCATTTTGGGAGCGTTTCAGCTGCTTCTCCTGCTCCTTTGTCAGGTTGGTAATGTTCTTCATTGGAGCAGAGAACCTGTCCTGCAGGCTCATAAGAATGTTAATATTTTTGCTCGCCATACTTTTTTTCTTCCTCCTCTCCTGTAAGAATCATGCTGGCCGTCAAGAACAACAGCTCAAGAGAGCTCATGCCAACGAGCTCATGCAGGCTGTGCCCGCGTTCCAGATAATAATGAATCGTGTACAGCTCCGAATCGGAGCTAATCAGTTTTTTACTTCTTCAACAGCTTCAGCGCCGTTAATACCATACATTGCAGCAATCTTATCGCCAAGGCTAGTAATAGCTGTCAGATTCTGCTCGAACAGCAAGGTTACGATATCAGACGGCTCCACAACCTCATAAGCCTCTTGCAGCTGAGTGCTTCTAAACAATGGCACGGAAATATAAATCAATTCTTTGTAAAGCTCAAACTTGCCGTTCAAAGAATCGTCATCCTTATATTTATCAATAAGGTTCAGCACCCTTGCGAGCGGTAATTTTTCAACTGTAAGCGCCATGCCAAGAACAGGAACATTGATTTCCTTTACGGCCATTTTCGCCTTCATGGCTTGCGTTTTGCGCTCCAACAGCGCTTCTAAAGTAGCTTTCTGCATATTTTCCTCCTAAAAAAGCTCCCCATCTAACTAAAGATAGGGAGCTAATCAGTTAAATCAAATCAATGAAATGATAGCCGCCAGCTTTAAACGGAACAGATTCTTCGCCCACGGAAGCATTAGTAAATGCCAGCAAAGTAACTTCGTCTAAAGTAACATCATAGATTTCAACACGCTCAGAACCGTCACTATCCGGATCTGCCACAACACCGACAATCTTGATTTTTGGCAATACTCCGGTAGTCAAACCATCGCCAATAGTACGAGCAATAAAGCTATCAATTTTATGCAGAGTCATTGTACCGGCAAGACTGTAACCGGTCATGCGCTGCTGCTGGCAAAGGTCACCGTTAATATCAACAGTTTCGTAGTTGATGGTAGCTTTGGCCTCAAAGCTCTTGACATTGGCCAGGTTCTGGCCGTTTACATACAGACGGCCAAAGGTGCCGCGGATAATTTTATTAGTTACATCAGCCATTGTTCAGCACCTCCTATTCCATCTCAATTTCAAATTTCAGATCTTCGATGGCATCCAAAATCTTAATGTTGCCCTGCAGGAAAACAGTAGATTTGTAGGTCATGTTCTTAACCTTGTTTTCGTCCCAGTCAATAGCTTCAGTCTTGCCGATGCTCAACCAGGCATTACGTTGAGATTCCACATTTACAGAGCAGATATTTTTATAAGTAGGCTCCAGGATTTCTTCCTTCGCCAGTTGGCGGAAATAAGCATTTACAGCACTGATAAACTGGCATTGATTATCATAGCTGTTTTTGTATTTACCAACATAGCTGTCTTTGAAGGTGCTGAAGATATCCTCAATAATGATGTTCTGTGCTTCAACGATGATAATTTTACGCATATCCTCAGTGTCGGTACTGGTGATAGTGGTCAAAGAGTTTACGCCACGCGCAATCTTGATAACATCATCGTCCTTAAACAATACCAGATACCCTTTATCAATCCAGGAATTGATATCGTTCGCAACAGTAATGAAGCTTACGTCAACGCTATCGATGTCTTCCAGCTCATAATAAGTGCAGGAACGGTTCATCGGCAGGTTGGCCAGGATGCTTGCCAGGCGCGGCAGGTATTTTACCATTTCTACATCAGCATTGCTGTCCACATCGTGAACGCTGGCATTCTTCACGTTTACAACATACTTGCTATCAGCCGTGGTCGCATCAGCTACAACAGCTACATATTTACGGCCTTTGGATTTTTGATTTTTGGTAATAACATAGTTAACAAGCGCCTGCTGAATCTCTTCGTTAACGCAACAAACATAGTTGTACTTGAGCCCCTCCATCGCAGAAGCAAAAGCACTCATATCTGCTGCTGCAGGGGCAGCGATAACATGCACCTTGTTCACCGGCACCAGGAATGCTCTTTTGATTGCTGCAAGATTCTCAGCAGTATATTCCTCTGCTAAGATTTCATTTTCATAGCGATAGGTGCGAGTCCTTAATTCTTTTGCAACAGTATCAACACACAGAATGAGCAACACGCCACGTTCAGAACGGGAAATCGCCGTAATCGCTTTTTGAGAAAAAGTAATATCAATATCGGGAAGTCCGATTTTAGCCATTGTTCAACCTCCTTATTTATTCACGCCAACCTCAAATTCGACAGTATCAATAAGCGGATGAGTGTCACCGTCAGGAACGCCCTGAATAAGCTCCGTAGTCATTGAAAACGTCAAAGATTTGTCAGCTTTGATAATCTCGGTCCTCACATCATTAAAAACAACATGAGCGACTGTTTCGCCATTCATATCAGTAATAGGCAACGGCTCTGTCAAAGCTGCGACCAGCTCACTGTTGACCTCCAGCAACCGTAGGAAGCCTTCGTAGATATCTTCAGCAAAGAACGATATCTCAATGTCAGCAGTTTCTTTTATCAGCCGATTAGTCAGATTCTCAGTAACCAAGCCTTCTACATCAATGAAATAGCATGGGCGCGGAAATCCCTCAGTCAAATCCCTGTCCACAACAGGAAAGTCAGGGAATTTCTCTTCAATAAGCAGGGACAGCGCCCGGATAATGTCAATAACAGATAACATCAGCCTATGCCCCTTTCTAATAAATCATCTACAAATTTGTCAGCCATATCAGCGAATTTTCTGTTGAAATCCTTAGCTGCCTTACCAGCTATATGCCTGCCTTTAACATATTTGCCGTTAAAGCGCTTGCGCGGAGCATGTCCTACCGCCTTATGCCCATACTCAATCAGATGAGCATGCGGCGCTGTGTTTTTTACACGCACCTGATATTCAGTGCCCTGATAAATATAAGCGCGGCCGCGGCTCAACCCTCGCAGCAGGTTGCCTGTCTTGCGTTTGGTTTTCTGCTTGTAGGCTGTTCGTATATCCCTTCGCAGCGCATTACCTGCACGCTGCATAAGCTTTTTTGCTTCGTTTGGCATATCCTGTTCAACCATCTTCAGCATTGACGCATTGAATTCCGACAGCTCGCTGAAGTCTAACTCAACACTAGCCATCAGAGCAGCACCTCACAGAAAATTTCAAGCCGTTCATGGTCAAGGTACGGATCCATGATATAGAGAATGTTGTAACGCACTCCATCATACACAAACCACATGTCAGGCGTAATATCCTTGCAGTATCGCATGACTATTTTATGGGTAGTCCTGGACAATGTAGTATCAGCAGTTCTGCCGGAAAGCAGGCTGCCAGTTTGAGGAATTACTCCGGCATAAGCTGTTCTGTACAGTTTATCCTCTTGAGGATATTGCCCGAGCCTGTCCTTGACAGTACTTTTCACGGTGTGCCATACTTCAATCCGCTTATTAAGTATGCTGGATAAGCGTTTATCCTGTTTCCGGAACATAACGTCACCGCCTTACAAGAAGTTTGTGCAGTGCGAGCCAAGGATTTGAACAACCGTAGGGTTAACCTGAATACCGGTCATAGTGTAGGCTCTGACATCAAACATATCAGCGCAGATTGCCAGCACGGCTATCGTAATATCTTCGTATTGCTCCAAATCATCAAGGGAACGCCCTGTGTAATGCTCAACATGGCTTTTTGCTGCAGGCAGTGCAATGTTTTCAATATAGGCAGCATTCTCAGAAGTTTCATCAGCTCTGATATAGCTCAAAACGTCATTTGCCGTCAGCTGGCTCAGTTTCATTCTCGGCCACCGCCTTTTCGCTACGCTGCTTTGCCGCCGGTTCCTCAATTGCTTCGATATAGCCAGCCGCTAACAAATCGTCAGCGGTGGCTTTATCATCGATAACAATCGTTTGACCAGGAATACCGCACACAAGTCCAGCAAAGCTAACTAATGCTTTATATTCCATATCAAGCTCCTATTATGCATTCTTCATTACCAGTACAGCTACTTTTTGCTGTTCGACAACCTTGGTATCAACTTCATACCAAGCAACAACGCCTACAGCATGTTCGTCAGCATACTTTTCATTCAGCATCTGCAGCTCGATGCCAGGGCGCAGGTTGCTGAACAGACCGCTCATATCACCATACACCACAGCTTTTGCAGATGCAGCAATTTCAGGCATTTGGTCGGAGATATATACATGCTTGCCCAACAGTTCAAAGCCGAAGCCTTTTACAAGATCGTCGGTCAGCAGGTAATCACCATCGTTGTTCTTCAGCTTACGCAGCACGCCTAAAGTTTTGGTGTGAACAATCCAGCAAGCGTTTGCCTGATACTGTTCAGGTACCTTCAGCTGCAGGTCAATCAGCTCGTCTGCAGTAATAGCAGTAGCAGCTGCTGCAGTCATCTTTTGGGTAGCGCCTACCAATACGCCTTGACAAGCAGAAGTACCGGTACCGATAAGGCATTCTTTTTCCAGAAAGCGTGCAATAGCCAGAGAGATTTTACCAATGATGTAGCTTACAACATCAAATTCGCCGTTGGTAATCAAAGAGCGGGAGATTTTGGTCAGAGCCCCAACCAAATAACCGCCTAAGGACACGGTAGTAAACTTACCGGTATGAGAATCCAGAGCCTTGAATTCAGTAGCATACGCGCACTGAACCTGGTCAGTAGTTTCCTCGTATACCGGGAAGGTCAGAGAGCCCTTAACATTGTATTTGCTGGACAGGTCAAAAATCGGGCAGATATTTTCTACAGTTTCAATGATTTTGTTAGCGATGGTAGTCGGAATGATAGCACCATTGTCACCGAGAGTCATGTTAACACCAGCACGGATTTCAGTCAGTTTACCGGAACGCACATATTCAGCCAAAGCACGACGCTCCTGCTCGTAATCAGACTGCGCAGCAGCAGTGTTTACAGCGCCTTCACCTTTGATGCCCTTGGCAGCTTCATACATGCGGATGGTTTCATCAATGTTCTTGATTTCGGCCATAGCATCATCATAAGTAGTTTTTTCCTCCGCAGCCAGCGCACGGTTTTCCTTTTCAGCAGCTACAAACAGGTTGTTGATTTTCTCAACGAGTTCATTACGTTTTTCTAAAAGTTTTTTGAAGTTCATAGTTTTACCCCTTTCTTAATTAACAGTGATATAGTATTCAAATTTTCGTTTCAGCATCTCCCGCTCTTCGACGGCAGAGTTATCCGGAGCAGGAGGCGCTGCAGGAACAGATTCTGAGCTGTCCAATACCTCAACATCATCGCCAGAAGCTCGGCGCTCTTTTAAAGTCGCCTGCTCCCCACGCATCTCGATGCTGGTAGCGATGTACGCAGGAGTTACATCCAAGATAGACACTTCAACGAGGTCTAAATCAGTAACTGTGCGGCGGCGCATGCCATCAGCGCGATTATCCCACTTTTCGGCATTCTCGTAGAAGCCAAAGCTCCAGCCGGTCAGCTTATTTTCCTTGGCACGCTGGATAACTTCAGCGTCCTTAATTACCGCTTCGGCATAAAGCCCTATATTGTCTTCGGTGAGCTCAAAAGTATTGTCTGCAGTGTCAACATCGCGCATATGGTTAAACATAAGGCCTACGCTGTCGACTTTGGACAAGGCGCGTGCAAACGTACCAGGTTCAATAACCTCAACGAATTCACCGCTGATATCCTGCAGCACTCTGCTTTCTCTGCCTACCACGTTTACATAACCGGTGATTAGTGCGGTGCCGTCTTTCCTAATCTCGACTTTCACTCATTCCCATCCTTTCCGGCTTTGGCTATATTGCCTGTGCCATTAGTATTCGGTACGAAAATTTCCTTTGTTTTCGGATTGTAGAAGACATCTGCCAACGATAGCTTCATGAAGTCAAAGCCAATCGGCGCCATCTTCTCAATTTTTCGTACCTCATCAACCTGCAGCCAACCCGATTTTATACCGGTGTCATATGCTGCATATCTATCCTTAACATTCCCCTTCAGGATTTCGCTGGTATCCAGGGCGAAAAAGTAAGCTCCTTTTTCTTTTTCCAGAAGGAGAAATTTATTAAGGGCAGTATTCAAGGCCTCTACTACAGGCAACACCGCTGTTTTGATGCTGTTGAGATAAATACCATCCATGTTAGTAGGGCTTGCGTTAAACAAAGCGCTGTTGAGGCCGAAGAGATTGTAAACCAGCTCATTGTTAGTCTTTTTCAAGTCATTGAGCTGCGTTTCCGTCGCTGTACTCTGCGTAGGTTCAAAACTGATACCTTCGTTCAAGACAAGAACATCATTATTTTCATAATCAGTAGATGTCAGTTTTCGCCATGCAGCTTTCAGTTCATCCAGCATTTGCTTTTCCAGCCGGCGGGCCGATTTTAGGAAACCGCGCTTTGTGCCGCTGGCGACAGCAGTATTCTCATATTTCAACGCATTGTACATCGTCGCGAACAGCAGTGAATGAGAATCCAGCACACCAATGCCATGAATGCCATCGATAGTATCCTTGGTGATTCTGAGAACATCAAAGTCCCTGACTTTTTTGCCATTAAGGTATACATCAACGCTTTTTTTTATTTTGTCAGCGCCATCAACCAGGTTAACGTACTGTCCTTCGACGTAGTAAAGTCCTGTAATGCGATTACCGCTCTTGTCGATATACGCATAACCAGCGCCTTCCAACAACATATCTGTGACTAGCGCTTTCCGGAACTGCTCTGCGTCCATCAAATCACCTGTATCATCGTTGAGCAGCTTCAAGCGATAATCGTCGGATACTTCTTCAACTCTGTCAGCCTCGTGCTTATACAAGCGGACCGGTAAGCTGGCAACGGTACCCGCGATAAAGTTTATTGCTGTACCGACCGCAGGAATATTGAGAGCCTGCGCCCTGCTTATCCTGCTGGATACAATAGGTTGCCCTGACAAAATACTGGCTACCTCAGCTTCGGTATATCTTTTTTCCCTGAACCGGCTAAAAAGATTTTCAAACATCCTTTTTACCTCCTTTCCTAGATTTGCACTGCCCAATCAAGGGTATTTTTAAGTATTACATCCTGCTGAAGCAGATACAGAGCATTGATAATAGCTACCACCTCATCGACCTTGCCATTAGATTTCTTCTTGTTAACGTAGCGATTAAGGTTAGTATCATAGGTGCATCTGGCATTATTGAAGTTGATTTCCAACAGCTTATTGCTTTCATAGCGCATTTTCCCGTTTTCAATCAGCTCTGACAGCCATTTCGTCGGAGCATGCAGCAATGAGCTGTGCTGACGGATTTCTATGCAGACAAGGCCCGCATCCTCCCATTTCTGGGCGGAAGAAATTGCATTATACCGGTCGTAACCGATACTGCAGATTTTGCATCCCAACTTTTCTTCAAGCTGCAGCACAAAACTTTCAATTACAGCATAGTCTACAGTGCGATCACCGCAGGCAACGCACTTCATAGCTTCGATAAACTCATAATAATTGATTTTTTCGAGCTTATTTTTCTCGTCAATTTTTCCTTCCGGAATAAAAGCCAGCGCATCAATCAGCACCATGTCAGTATTTTCGTCATAAGCTACTATGCCTACAGCACAGTTATCGTTAGACATTGACAAGTCAACGCCTAAATATACTTCCCTGCCGTTCCAGTCTATTGGCTCAGCAGACCGGCAAGCCTGCAGGTCCTCCATGGATACGTAAGATTCAGAGCCTTGACCTGAATAGGAAATATTACAGTGTTTCGTTACGAAGTTTTCGCGCTTTGACGGAACTTCAATAGCCTGTATACGCTTTTTCTTTAAGTCAGCCATTATCTCCGGCACTTCAAGAGCAAGAGGGTTTGCCTGCTCCAGAACTCCGTCATCAGTTGTCCAATCTGTTTTATTGTCAGGCTCATAGAGCAGGCTGAAAATAGCATCGTCTTCCACCTGGCCATCAAGGACCTTCTTTGCATATCCCACTTCATCCTCAAAAGGGTTATTGATAGTCGGATATTTTGTAGAAATTACAAAGCCTAATTTATTCAAGATAGTCAGCTGACCGGAACGCATAGCCTCAATCGGATAAGTGTTAGGCAGCGCACCCGCCTCATCGACAAGGAACACGTTAGGCAGCTTACCGTCCAGCCTGCTGGTTGAATAGTTCAGCGGGATATATTCGCTGTCGGTAATCTGGCACTTCACGGAATCGCGCAGCTTCTTGAATTTCAGCTTGCCTTTATACGTGCCGTTCAAGGCCGGAGACATCGAAAGAATATCATCCAGCGCCGTTTTCACCTCACGTGACAAGCTGCCATCAGGTGCGACGGAGTAAAATTTTGAAAATCTGGGTTCCAGAAAGAACAGCAACAAAAAAAGAACGGCAACGATAAACGTTTTACCATTCTTTCTGCAGATTTCAAACACACAGTTTTCATAGCGTCGTTTTTGAGGATTATCCCTATAAACAGTACACAGTACTGCAATAATCAGCAGCCACTGGAAGCCTGCCAAAGCATTTTTCACGCTTTGCCCTGCCTGTAAGCCTTTAGCCATAATCAGCAGATTCAGCAGGCGGTCAATTTTATCCACCAGTACATCATCAATCCGATACTTGGCCAGCTTGTCATTAGCTATCAAGAGGAACTCCTGACACTGCAGCTTGACATACCTAGGCGCGTTAACGCTGCCTTCAGCAGCAGCTTTCGCATATACATACGACGGATGCTTTTTGCTAAGCACGGCCATCACCTCCCAGCGCCTCAAGCAGCGGATCAGTTTCTTTTTGCTTGTTCGCTACCAATGTTCCCATTTTCGCGCGTGCTGCAGGTGACAAGCAGAGCTCAGAGCAGATGTTAAGATACTGCTTAAAATAATCAGTTCTGGCTACACGCAGCTCTTTGTCAGTTACGCCTTCGTCGTCAATCATGCGATCAATCTCATTCAGCCGGTCGATAATAATGCACGCCTGCCTAAATGTAGCTGTATCTAATTTTGACAGTACACCACTGGGTTTCAGCGCCTTATGCAGCCATTTATATATAGCTGCACGTTCTTTGCTGAAGTCGCGGGGCGGTACTGAGGATATCCCAACACCAGCAAGCTTATCTTCGACCGCTATCCTTGTAGCAATCTCGCACTTTGTGTTGGCTCCCTTCGTGCTTCTTGCCGGTTTTGGTGCCCTAGGCATTGCCTTCACCTCCAATACTGGCAGGAATGTAGATATCAATACCTTGGAACTCTATCAGCTCCTTGTAGCCTCTGTCTATATAGATATCTTTAGCAATATCAGCCATACTTGGAACAGTCTTTATCTCTTTCGGCTCCAGAAGCTTCTGTAATGCATTCCCAAGCCCTGCACTGTTGCCATATGCAGCAATTGCCTTAAGATATTCAGTCACTCCGGTTACATTGGCTGTATATTCTGCTGTTAAACTATCAACGAGGCTACTCACATAGTACGGCTCAGCAACATCATTTCCTTCGGAACTTTCCGGAGTAACCTCGCTAATACTTGAATTAAATGCTTCTGCTGTAGTCGACAGCAATCGCCTGTTAGCCTCTACGAAGAAAACTCTTACATCGTTATAACCTGCTGGCTCAGCGCCACTTCCTGCGTCGGAACTACCGTCAGCATAGACGATACCTGTTCTCACCAAGGCATGCGTAATAGCCTCAATAGACTGTGCTATATTTGCAGTAATATCCACCGAATAATAAGCGTTTACTGCCTCAATTAGTGGAAAAATTAGTGCATTTAGCCTACCTTCATCCCGCCCCTGCGTAGCAGCGTAATAAGCCAGGCGTTTTATATAAATAATTATTTCATGGCGAGTCTGCACTCTATAGCCTCCTTTCAGGGAACATATACGTCCCGCTTCTATAAAGAAAAAAATTTGTGTTTTGAGGGGAGCAGTCCGGTCTACACGTTTCTGCCCCTCGCTAAATAATTTTACCCGGGGGGATACTTGCCAACCTGGTCAACAAACTTACATAACTCTTGTCGTCTTCAACCAAGTCATGACAAGCCCTGCACAAGGTAATAAGGTTACGTTCCTCCAGCTTCAGCTCAGGATTCTTTTTTATCGGAATAATGTGATGTACTTCCAAATCCTTATTGGTCAGCGTCCTGTTATACAGACACAGCTTACACAAATAAGCGTCACGCTCCAGGATAGCCTTGCGCTTACGCTGCCACGCTCTGGATGAACGGAACCTTGTTATATCATTGGCTATTTTCTTACGGGTATATGGTATGGCAGGAATAGAGCATTCACCATACCCATGCACCTTACCACACCTGCTACAAGCTTTTAACATATAATCACCAAACAAAAAGCCACCGAGCATACTTGCCCGATGGCTTAATTTTTTCTTTTTTTGCTATTATACATTATAGCACAGATTGTACTCGCATTTACTCTATTCTTTTTTGAAATCGTCCAAAGTAATCTCGCCTGCCTTCAGCATCTTAACGAACTGCTTTACGATTGCTGCCTGCTCAGCATTAAGGCGGAACTGCACCGACTTAGTTACTGCATCACCTTCAAGCTTCTTGCGCCCTGCACCTGGACGCGCACCGCCAGTATTTGGGCGAGCTCCACCCCATGTTCCTTTAGTCTTCGTTTCCATAGTTATAACCTCCTTATTGTTTTCACTAATTCAATTACAGTTAAAGCTAATACGATTATTATAATGACTCTAATAATTACTTGCATAGCATTCGCAATTATGCTAGAATGAAGATGACTTGAGAAGGGTGAAGGCTTTCGCCCTCACGCCTTCTTGGAGTTACTTGAGTTTCTTGTGTTTTAGCAGGTTACATACTGCTCTGACCAGGATTAGGTTTGTAACCGCTAAAACCAAGATTGTCATCTCTGTTAGCATTTTGCTTCCTCCTTTCTCTTTGATGATTTAATTATATCACTTTTCATCAAAGAGAAAGGAGTTTTTCTTCAAAAGTTAATATTTTTATAAAAAATTTTAACCGCTAAGTAGATTATTCTACCTAGCGGTTTTATTTTATGTGTTTCTTTTATTCACTTCATGCAAGATGTAATCTAAAGCCTTACTGTGCAGCCTATGTACATTCTGCCATGAATAATGCAGTTCAGCCGCTATCTGTTCCCACTTCTGGTAGTTTAGGTAACGTCTTTGCATCACAAGGCGTATCGGTCCCATCGGCAGCAGCGCAACTAAAGCCCGGACTTCTGCCAGCTGGGCGCACAGCTCATTGCAGCACTCTACAATAAGCTTTTCCTGCTCAATTATTTTTGCTACGGAATTTTCCAGCTTTTGGGCATTACCACTACCGCCGCCAGGCGATTGGCTATAAGCAGGCGTTACCTTCTGCGCAAGGTTGCGCAGTTCCTGCAGCTTATCCAGCTCTCCCTCCAACGTGCGCTGAGCATACATAGCGCCCTTCAGCTTTTCTTTTAGTTCTTCTTTTGTCATACGCTGCCCTCCTGCCGGGTTTGATAATCTGTATGCAAACTTAAAAATTTATTATGGGTATTTTCCTAGGGTTTTATATTCTTAGAGGTTAATTTTGTGCTTTAATCGTCTTTCACATATACGCACACCTCTAGCCTAGGTCTCTTTCTGTCAACAGAAAAATCCATATCACGCACGAGCACCATCTTGTCATCAAGATATAATGCGCCCTCTAAGGCATCACAAAGCAGCTTATGCGTATTGTTCATATCGCGCCGCCTGCCGTCTGGCCAGAAGGCGAATACCTCCAGCACAATCTTTTCTTCTGGTTCAGGCATGCGCCAGCCTTCCCGATGCGCCAAAGCATTAGCAATATAATACGCCTCTTCCTTCCAGGCTCTTGCCAATGGCGTAAGCACACGGTTCCTGCGTCCCATCACATTGAAGTTTTTATAGCAATGATTGACGCTAGGCGGTATGGTCAATATTAAATTCAATTTATTCATTCCGTCGCTTTGCTCCCTTCTTGCGCTTATAATCATCCCTAAGCTCCATCTTCGCTCTGATATACCATTCGCAGGTTACAGCATTATAATATTTCTCCACGCTGATGATGCGATAGTCAGGATGCTTTTGTTCAAAGTGTTTTTGCATATTCTCACAGTCTTCCGGCCAAAGAGTCAGCTGCTGGAATTGCTTACGACTTGTCTTGGTATCGCTTACAGATTCCAGCGGTTTAACAAGGTTACGGGACGAAGTGTATCTCTTGCGTCCTTTAGGATCTTTGCTCAGATAGCATACCAGAGCTTCGATACCTCCATGCTCTGCCTGAATGCGCTTGCTGTTTGCCCAGCCGTGTCCCCATGCCTTTTCAATAGCATCACGGTCTACGCCACGATTAATCAGCAGATGATGATGCACTCTGCCCTTGCTGCTAACCTCGGTAACGTAGATGTATTTTAATTCTTTGCCATTAGCCTTATATAATCTTTTCAATCTGCGCATATAATTACGCAGCCTTTTCTCTCCCTGTTCCGGTGTATCGGGCAGGTTATCATTGTCATAGCTTAAAGTCAGGTGTATATCTTTGCTGCCAAAATTGCTTTTGGCCAGCAGTCTGAAATATCTGCGTGCCTTTTTATCGTTAAGGTTCTTCTGTTTAGGAGTAGTTGCCTTCTGTCTGCCACTTCTACAAGGTTTGTATTTGACATTCACGAAAGGAAATAAATCAATTTCAATGTAATCAGGCTTTTTGCTTTCACTGGTTCCCTGGCAGTAATATGTTTTTTCTCTTATGCCCATTCTCATTGCCATTGATTTATCCCCCTGATAATTCTTGTGGTCGCTTTGTTATTACTTACATACAAGCCTCAAAGGCCTCTGCGGACCTTCAAAAAACTTCTATTATATAATGAAGAAACCTGCGAGGCAGAACAGCCCCGCAGTATTCCCTTTATATATTCTTTATCATCTATTATTTACGCTAGCCTTTTGGCCAACATTTATTATGCTTCCATTCTCTGATGCGCTCATTGCGCATCTCGCGACATTCAGCCGCTGCTTTTGCCTTCGCCTGACGCTTCCCATTCAGTATGGCCAAGACAAATTTATACTTTTTGTAATCGCTGCATATTCTGCCGCAACCTGGGGAACGCACGTCACATTCTCTGCAGGGGCATGCTATTGATATGTCATATGCTTTCGCCCCACCAAAAGCATTAGCTGCTTTAATCATTTTCGCCGCCCACCAGCGCCAAGCCAATAAACAGAACTATGACAGTTATAACAAGATTAATGGTAAAGTCATCTACATTATCCACTTGCTTATACGTCCTTCCTTTTTTCCGCCGCAGAGCGCAGGCCGCATACGTGCGATATACTTCTTCTTTTTGTCTGCGCCATTTGCAATGCTTGTATATAATCCGCTAGTTGAATATGAGCGAAGCAGCAGCTCTACAGCCTGCGCTCTGCGGCGGATGGTTGATTAATTAGATGCGTTTAAAATTTTTGTCGCCAAATTTGTAGCTCAGCTTCATGCCGGTCGGCTTATACCAATCAGCGTCAAGCTTATGTTCATCAATCCAGTCTTGCAGGACAGCATTAAGGCGTCGCTCCAGCTCTGCACGAGCCGCAGCCATACTCTCGCTCTCGATGCGTTCGCTCCAATACTCCGATGCACTGTCGCCATCTTCGTACGCATCTTCTTCGAAATTTTCAAGGAGCTTCTCTACGTCGATTTCAGGGCGCCAGCTCGACTCTCTCCATTGGATGATAGTCACGATTTCGTCAGCCGTCAAGTCGCCGCGCACAGACTCCAGCGCCTCATTCGGCGTGTCGTACGGAGTAAACGCCTCATCATCGTCACCTACGCTGTAAACCTCTTCTTTTTCGGCCGCCAAGGCAGCGACGCGAGCCGCTCTTTCCAGCTCCAGCGCCGAGCCAAGGTTGGCTTGTGCCTGCCTGAGGTAATCAGCCTCATTACTGCACTGCCAATCATTGATGGCAAGCTGCGCACGATTGACTAATTCGTCAACCTTATTGATTGATGCTTCCTTATTATTCATGGTCATACTCCTTTGTATTTGCTGCAGCCTGCTTGTTGTTCTCCACCATATGCTGCATGATGATGCAATATACGGCAATATCGCCAAGGCTTTCAGTAATTTTTTCTTCATTAATTGTTTGCCCGGCGCCAAACACATGGGCAACGTGCTTTAAGCAATAGCATTTTGCTGTTTCATACATATGTTCCCAGCTATCATCTCCGTATTGCAGCATAGCTCCGTTGCGAAAATTCGCCAGCTGGTCTTTATCACCATATTGCTTGTTCTTTTCCTTGAAAAGGTTGGCCAGCTCATGGAATTTATTAATGCAGCTTTCAGTCAAATCATTCGTTTTCTCGTTCATTTTTATCTCTTGCCTGCTCCTTTCACCAATAAGCCTTCTTTATGCGCCTGACGCGCTATCTTAGCAGTTTCATCATTGCTAAACGCAAGGCAACTCGGGCAAATCGTTATTTCTTGGCCATTCTTCAATATATAACGATTGCAACTGCCGTTCTTTTGCCCGCATACCTGACATTGACGCCTCATGCTTTATCCCTCCCGAGCTTACTATGAACATAGCACATTGCGATGCACATTACGGCTATTGTAGTGATCAAGCAGATTGCAAAATCAATAAGCATAATCTCCATAACTACGCCTCCTAAAACAATTCCTCTTTGGGCAGCACAAACCAATACTCTCCCAACGGGCTAGGTGGGTACCACTCCCATTTATAGCCCTGCTCCTTGCAGTACATCACCAAGGCATCAGATGCCAGACAGTTGATAAAGCGCCCGCTTTCTCTGTACTGCTTTGCTAGAGGCTCGAACTTTTCACGCATTTCATCGGCAGTATAGTGCTCAAGAGCACGGCAACCATTGAATATAATGTGTGCCGCAAGTTTTTCCTCATGCATGCTTGCGCCTCTACGTTTCAGCTTTTTCTCAACTTCTTCATTCCACTCCATGCTTTTGCTCCTTTACATGCTAATCCGCTGCCCGCAGTTCGGGCAGTAGGATGCATAAGCAGGTACACCTTGTCGGCAACATGCGCAACGATACGCTGCACTGCAATCATCTGCCTTTTCAATATTGATGTAGCCCGGAATTTGGCGTTTGATGGCTTTAGCTACCAGCTTCAGTTGTTTGAGGATAGCTTTTGCGTTCAGCACTTCCTTACGTGATTTTTTATATCTCAGCAGTGTTTTTTGCTCAGGAATAGCGATTTTCTGGATTTCAAACAGACAAATGCGCAGGTTCTGTTCACGTTCTGGCAGACTGTTCCACCATTCAATGCGTTTTGGAGTCGCATTATTTCCGTAATAAATCATGCCTTTTTATCTCCTTGCTTGTCATTGCTCTCAGCCTCGTAGATAGCATCTTCAAGTCTATTGCGCAAGCGCAGGTAAATTTCCAAGTTGTCGCGATGGTAGTCTAGCCCGCTGTTATACAGGCCTTGTGGCATCTCTCTTTTTGTATCTTTCAGCGCCAAAACCATACCGAGGTTCTCGCCAATGCTTTTATCTAAGGCGATACGCAGTGCCATACGCTCCGGCTCGGTGATGATCTGAACGTTAAGCGGCGACGATAATTTTAATTCTTTCATTTTCTCATCTCCAATGCTCACGTGCTTTTCGGTTAATGTCATTTTTAACCCTCCATGTCTTTCAATTTGCGTGCTTTGCGATGCAAAACAAAATTAGATACCTGATGGCGCGCTTTTCTGCGAGCTTCTACAAGCAGATGTCCTCTGTAGCTGATGTGTTTATTGCGCAGCAAGCCATACATGCTACGTGCTACAGCATAATAATCAATCTTTTGCATAACCTTTCCCTTCCTCTTTCTCCCAAATTTCCATGACTGCACCGGCAAAGCGCTGGCAGGTTTTGTTTTCCTCTTCATTCAGCTGGCGCTTCTTGATCTGAATGCTGCGTTGGTATAATTGTTTGGCCAACACATCCAGGCGGGTATCCTTAGCATTGAGCTTGCCATAATCGTGCGCTGCCACGAGCGCTATGGCCTGCAGCAAGACTTCCATAGTCTCAGCTGTTGCTTCCTTGGTCGCTTTGATTTCGCGTGCTGCCGATACCGCAATCGCCTGCGCCGGGGCAATGCCTTGCTTTGCACATTTAAATGACGCTTATTTTTACGGGTTATACTACTCATTGCATCCTCCCATTTGGCGGATTTCCTCGCCGATGAGCTTATACAGCTTCTTCAGCTCCTCTTTGGTCAGCGTAATGCCCTTGCCAGGCTTGCCGTTAGGGTTCCAGGTGCGCAGGTCATATTTTGTGTATTTCTCATCCCAGATAACCACGTTCAGCTCCTTGGTGTAACCGGAAGGATTCTCGCTGAGAGCACCGATTCTTCTTTCCAATTTGAAATCAATTTTCATTGTATTTACTCCTTGCTTTTGTTATAATAACTATGATCGTTTTGCTTAGAGCATTGACAGTTTGCGGCTGCCAATGCTCTTTTTCTTTTGTCCATGCCGGCAATGCTCATTTACGCACCTCGATTGGAATGAGGACTACATCCCCCGGCCGAAGGTCGCCTTTGATATTGCTGATTTTGCGTGTCCAGAAGATAACTTCCCGGACGTCGCGATGGTCGCCTTCACTATCCATGACACCGCCTACCAAATGCCAGAGCGTATCGCCCTCTCCGGCAACGGTCTTGACCACATAGCGGTCAACCGGGCGGCTATAATCATACGCCGCCAAAATGCAGCAGACTGCCAGCAGAATGAACAATACTTTCTTCATCTTTGCTGCCCTCCTTCCCAAGGTTCCACGAAAATACCGATGTCGATTTTAGCGTTTTGAAGTTCTTCTTCCAGCTGGTCCGGCGTAATGCCGTAGGTTTCAGCCAAATATTTCATGATAGGATTTTCACGCATAATCTCATCTCCTTTACTCCAAAAGTCAGGCAACTGAACAATATGTCAAGATAGAAATAATCAGGGAAAGCCAGGCGCCAATCATCGGCGCCCAATCCCAAAACGTCAGCGATTCCAGAAATTCATTCGAGAAAAACGGAATACAGCAGAAAAAATAATGTCTTACCTTCTTCCAGTTAACGCCAGCCTTGTGCTGGCTTTTGTTTTTTTCTTCCATAACTCACCCTCCCTTCTTCTCTCACTTCTCCGCATCCATGCTATAATTAAGCTACAGACAGGAGGTGATTACTATAGACGGATTCCGTACAGCTAAAATCTGTTCGAACGGTCATATGATAACTGATTCCGCAGAAACAATTAACGATAACAGCAAATTCTGCAAAACATGCGGAGCATCTGTTATCTCTAAATGTCCGCACTTCCAATCTCGTATTCATGGCAGTTACCATGTTGATCACGTCGTTTGCATTTCTTCAGAAGAAGCTCCTGTTCCAGCTTACTGTCATAATTGCGGTAAGCCATATCCTTGGACTGAAGCTACTATGCGAGCTGCCGAACACATCATTGACATGTTAGACGAATTGACTGCAGAACAGAAAAAACAGTTAGTAGATTTTATACCAGACATCATTGTTGAAACTCCCCAGTCTCGTTATGCTGCGCTGGTCTACGCTAACTTTCTTGACGGTCTTCAGGGACTTGCTGTTGATTGCTTCAAGGATTGGTGCAAGAAAAACGTATTTCCTGCGCTTTTGGTCCTGCTGAATATGCAGAAGCAGTAAAGTAAAGGCTGACATATCAGGGCACTTCTGAAAGTTGCAATGATATGGGCGCTTCATCAGCCTGCAGTCACACATCTTAGCCAGCTTCTTGCCACATTTACTGCAGAAGTTTCCTTTTTTGACGACTTTCCCACAATGCGGGCAGGTCGTCATTTCTTTGCTCATCGCCATTACCTTCCTCCCACCAGCTGGCGCGCTGAGCCTTTACTGCCTCGAAAGTCTTTCTGTAAAGTTCAGCTCTCTTTTGCCAAAACTCAGCGGCAGAAGCACAGCGCAGCTTTTCGCACCCCAGCGCTTCCTCTTCGGCTTCCTGCGCTTTGGATAACAAAGCCATAGCGCAGGCCGAAACTTCATCAAGGGTAAGTGTAAGTTTCATTTTGTTACCTCCCTACCGCCAGCACCACGCTGGCGGTTATGGTGATTTTTAATCAACATAATTTGCAAAAAAAATTTTGTCGCGCTCTTGGTCATCCAGGTGCAGAATAGTTTTCAGCAGCGAAATCTCGCTGGCTTTAAATTCAGTAACATTGTTGATTTTCCGTGTTAAACTCATGCGAGATATTCCAAGAGCATCTGCTATAACTCCTTTTGATATTCTCGCTTTAGTGACAGCTAATTCAAATGCAATACTATCCGTCAT